CCTCCTTCGAGCTGCTCTCAGGCAGCTCCATCGACTGTCGCTAGACAGCCGAGACCCATGCGCGCTTGATGTCGACGGCGCGCGGACGTCCTGCACGAAGTAAGTGCTCCTTGTCGAATGGCTCAAGGCCACGCTTCAAGAAGAACTTCTGCAGAGCACCAAGGCCACCGAGAGGAGATTTCGGCAGTCTCGGCCTCGTCACCCAACCCCTCACTAAGGGTCTGTGGAGACGGGGACACTCTCGCTCAGTATCGTACCCGAGAAAGGAGTATCTACCCAAGCAGGGAGACGTTGGTAGCACTGCCGGAAACTCGATAAGAGATCCCAGAATGCCATCAAGGTGTTTGGCAGTTTTCCACATGCCCGCCAGGAAGAAGTTATTCCTGAGCGCTACTGTGGACACCAGCTCCCCGACGTGCCTACGTGACGAAGGTATGAACTCTCGGACACGGACTATCGAAACGTCCGCTCCAGCGAAGAACTCCTTCCCACAGGACTCCCTGAACCTTCCAATCCAGAAAGACTTGCGGCGATTCACCTTTAAACCGTAGGTCTCTAGCGAATCGATCACGTGGGTGGTCATATGGACGGGAACAACGATATCGTCCCCATACACACGCACGCTATCGCCGTAAGTATTAAAATCACGGCGACGGAGTGGGCGCTTAAGCGCCTGTTCGATCCCGACGAAGACGCAGGTGAGAAAAACAAGCGTCTCAACGGGGAAACAAACCGCTGAACCCATAGAAGCGAACTTAGCAAGACGTATAGTCTTGCCAAGGACACTAGCCTTCCGTGAGCGCGTGGCGTCCAAGGCCTGTGAAAGCCAAGGGTGCCGCGCAGTGAGCTCACGTACGAGCTGGTTCGAGACTCTGTCTGATGCCTCGGATAAGTCCAAGGTAGCGAGATCACCGTGAAGGGATCCGCGGCGTGCCATATCCTGGTTAGGAGTTTGGTCGCCCAGACTAACGAACTTAGAGAGAGTGTCATCACTCTCGAGTCCGTCACGAAACGCCGCCAGCAAACCTTGCTGCATATACTGCATGCAGGTCGGCTCGATGGCAATGACGCGTGGAGTCTTGAGCGTCTTAGGGACAAGAACAACCTTAACGGGCCGTTCTTCCCCGGGTTCGAGGATGCGCACACGTCCCGCCTGTGCCCAGTGTCTGGGTGAAGGGAGCAGAAAGTCGAGGACAGGAAAAAGATCTTCAAGCCTCGACGTCCACTCAACCTGGTTAAACTTCTGATTAGCCCGAAGGCCGTCAGCTGTCGCACCAGGTCCGTGACGTGGAACGATTTCACCAGAATAAACCATATGGTCCACTCTAGTGAAAAGACTGCTACACAGCAGACGCCCCACACGCCCAAAGCGTGTAAGATCGTCCTGCGACAGCAGCTTATCGTTCTTGCGTACATCCTTCTCACACTCCAGGAACTTTTGGAGCGCCACCCGCTCTCTGCGAGGGGCGCATCGGGCGTTGATCTTACCGAACATCAGCGTAAGCTGACGAACGGCAAGGATGGCGTCCGGATCCGGTTCCGGGAGTAAGCAACCACTCTCGGTAAAGACGCGACTAAGGAAACCCCTCAAGAAGCAGGGGAGACCACCTCGGCGGCGAAAGCCGGCAAATGAGGTAGAGGCCACAGCTGAAGCGTCGAGACTTTTTTCGAAGTCCGCGCAGAACTGTGGAAGGGTGATCGTTAGAAACGAAAACCCCTCGCGTCTTTCGCGCTCGAGAACTGTTTTTAGGTCTCGAGCCGTGCTGACCTGACACCAGCTGCCGAGTTCTTCGGCAGCCCTTTGCCATAGCAACAGCAGGCTTTTCAAGGCTCCTCCTAGAGGTAGTCCTTCCTGAGCCAAGACGTTGCCGACCGAGTGGAACCGCCCACCGAAGCAGGCGGTCCACAGATTTACCGGCTAAGCCGGCGACCGATAATGACCCTCCTCAGCGGGCACTAGATTTCATGCCCGATGAACTTGATCAGCTTCGCGTTCGTGTTTGCCGTCAACCACGTCAGAAAACCGGCGCAGGTGTTGGTAACCTCAGTAACGGTGAAGCCGATCACAGGACGGTCGATGACCAGAGACACCGACATGAACAGCGGGATGTTATTCGCTGGAATGTACGGGTCTGCAGCGACTTTGTTTTCGCTGAACCTCACGAGTGAACGATCGCGCTTCTTGATGTCGTGAGACACAAAGAGCTTCGACGTTGTGTCGTCTTGGAGAAACTCCGAGGAACGCGCAGAGGGGTAACCCGAGCGCGCGAGGATCTGGCCAACACCATTTACGGTGACGGTCTCTGGATCGGCAAAAGCCATGGCAGTTGCTCTTTCTGCTGGACACCTCCAGCGGTTGATGGATGTGCAGCGATCAGCGTCGGGAGAACCCCAACGCTGCGAGAATCGCTGCCTGACGAGGGGTTAGATCCCCATCGTCAACCCCGAAACCGTATGGTGTGGCCTGACGTCGGATCTTCGTCGTCACGACGAACTCCTGTGTCAGGTGCGGGAAGTGCCACCCTTTGGGTGTCACGTCCAGCATGTCGTAATGGTCCGTGCGAATGGATGTCTCCATCGCATAACCGTACGACATCATAAGACCGTCGTCTCCAAAACGCGAGATGTTCGTAATTACATCTCCCGCGTTCGAGAACCAATCGGCGGCCCAGCTCCAAGGAGACAGATTCCAGATGACGTCCGGCGTGATTTTAACGCCGTACAGCTTCTGGAGTCTCTGGAGATGCCCCTTCCACGTCTTCTGGACTTCAGGATCAACGTCCACAAAGTACGTGAAAGCTCCAGAAAACCACCTTCGTCGTACTACCGTCTTACGATGGATGACGGTGAAGGAGGAATTGCCACCTTGCCATATCGGGAGGACAATCGCTGGCTGGGGTGTGCCAACGAAGGTGTCTTCCTCCACGACTTCGGTTGCAGGAAAGCTGTAGCGCCTCCGAACCCGACGACCAGAATCGCGAAGATACTGGGCGTATAGCTTGTCACCCTTCCTGAGGGCGTATAGCCACTTACGGAAATCGGAGATTAGGGGCTTCCAGCCGAATTCCCAGTTCAGGTATTCAGAACTACCCTTCTTGAGGGAGTTCTTAAACCTAGACCGGAACAGCTGAGACCCTATTAGTTTGGGAAACCCTTCGCGCAATTCGCCGAAGAATGTAGCCAAACTCACTACCGGATTCGTCGGTACTGTTCGAGCAATAGCAGTGGTCCCCAATGCGTCAATCTCCGAATCCGGAGATGGCGAGATCGGGAACGTGCTCTCTACTGAGTACGGAGAAGTGTTACGGTACGGAAACATCCGGCCCCTAAAGAAGGAGCTGTCATGTGCCGTCCCGCTCCACGTCTCGAAGTACGGGCAATCGAACCGATGCTCGGCCTTCACTGTGAAAAATTCACCGCCGATATCCGCACTACCCTTGCCTAAGGCACCTAGGTAGTGGCCTTCCGACTCAGTTTCTTGAGTCGAGAATAAAGACCCAACTCCCGTGGTCTTCGTGTTAAAGAAGGGGAACAAAAGGTTCTCATTCCCATAGGAGTACGCGTTAGACGTTAAAACGTTGTCACGCGTTCGATAGGTCTTCACCTGCAAAGCTCCAAACGGTCGAAAGAGACAGAGGACTTCGTGCACTGCATGGAGTGTGTCTG